TTTGGAAATTTTGGTTTTGAGTCGTCCATCACCTTAGACCGGACACCGGACGAAACTTACCACGTACGCACACGAGCCATATCGACTGAGGGGGAAAAATATGCTGGCACGGCATCTGCCAACGTTCAACAACGACTCAACCCACTCCTCCCTCCAACTCCTACACTTGTATGGCGCAATACCATGACTGCCTCTTCGTACGGAACTGCCCTGTTTACAATCGGAAATAACGGTGGCTCAACAACCGTCGTCAAAATTTTTAGGCGCACGGTATCTGGTTCTAATACTGGGGCAGATGAATTCACTAAAGCAACTGGCGACCAACAGATTACTGGACACGCCTCTAATGGTGGTACTTCATATTATGTTGCATACAACTACAATAGACTTGGCGAACAATCTACCGCATCGACCCAGAGGCGATGGATTAGGCCACAGAAGGATGTTGCAAAAACATGGACAGCCAGTAGTTTTGGTCTCAATACAAATTACACAGCCTACACGTACGCCATACCAACAAATACTTGTGAGCCATTTAGGGTGGCTGTTCGATTCCCCTCAAGTGGAATTGCCGCAACTGAAGATGAGCCTGGTTACATGCGAGTCGACTATGTGACGGCCACACTAAGTTGCGGTGTTCAATTAAAAAGACCTTCCGAGTATGGAAGCAACGTTAATTTTCAGGAGCCTGATGAGGTTGTTGATAGCGGCCCTTATGCCGGTACGTACCCAGTAACTACCCCACTACCTTCTTTGTGCAACACTGACAATCTTAGATTTTCTACTGCCACCTATGTTAATAGCACTACTATAACCAGTGTAAGTAATGCACAACCCACTACCCTCTCTGGCACTACACCCAATCTTGGTGGTAGTGACCAAAGTTGGTATCGCATTTTTGCCACTCCCGTAGGCGGAACGTCACTTCACAATAAAGTCTTTTTTGTAAGTTCCTCTTCCGGCAAGAGTTGGGGTTCTGGTTGTACTCTTAGCCTCAAGGGTGATTATTTTTCAGCAAAAAACATGCAAGCCGTAGGTGTCGAAACTATTGATGGCACTATCACTTAATGTACTCTATCACTTAATGTATTAGTCTATAATAGAGTTCACTATCCTGCAAAGTGGTGAGAAATGCGAAAAAAGGGCGTCCGTAAAGGGCAATGGATATTTTGGGTCATCGCCCTTGTGGCGTGGTTCGCCCCTAGCCAGGCCCGTGTTTATGCTGATGATTATTCAAATGGTGTTGTCAGATTTTCGTATACATCCAACCATATCCGTCAACAAATCGATACCGAGAATATTTCGGACTACTCGTCATTGACGTTTTCTGTTAAAGCGAGATATGGGGCTTACGGACCAGACAATTTATACTCCGAAATCACCCTCTATGATGATGCATGGTCAACATTAAGTACGGTTAGATACCCTGAATCGGGCAACATCACTTTATTAGCCGATTATCAAGTGTCCGCATACACAATTGACCCCATAAATGCGGGTCTTCCGTCTGGTATTGCGTGGTCGGATATTAAACATATTGCGGTCTCTGTATATGGGCAAGATAGTGAATCATGGGGAGGAAACTACGGGCCAATAGTGGACTACGTGAGCCTCGTTGGAACAAAAATAGACGGAACTACTTACGAGAAATTAACCAACCACGACTTCAATGACGTAACGGACAACGCTCCAGATGACTGGACTCTCTACACATATACGGCATGGGATACTTGCCAGGGTCTTTATACGTCCACGTTGTGTGTAGATAGAGAAAACACGCCATATCACACAAACTATGAACTAAGCATTTTGGATTTATGCGTCAATAATATTGATGATGCTTTAGTAACCAAGCAGTCAATTCTTTCCGCAACAGGGCTCAATACTGAAGCAACGTTCATTACTGCATATAACGCTGGCACATGGGGTGTGTATATTGCTTCTGGTTCTGGCAACTTCGGAGAAGACTACGGGAATCGCCCAGATGTCTATTGTGGAAACAGTCAAAACAATCAATCACCTAACCTTGACTCTAATGGTGGGACAAAAGACTATTTTTGGGGTGGCGCAGGAAACGACACTGTCACTCAAATGTGGTATTCGGTGTTTTATGGTGGATATGGTGACGACACAGTTTCAACACTCAGTGAAGAGTCTTTGTTTTACGGTGAGGGCGGAGATGACACCTGCACCTTACTGCAGACTGCTTCAATATGTGACCTAGGTGCCGATGAGCCAACATCAATAGTTGTTACTAGTCTCGCCGACGACAATACTGCAGGGACTTTGCGTTGGGCAATCACTCAAGCCAACTCTATATCTGGCGGAGTTTATGATTCCATTACTTTTAACGTTAATGGAACAATTTCATTGACGAGCGCATTGCCTCAAATAACGCAAAACCTGACAGTAACTGGCAATGGCAGAACACAGACTGTAATCAGCGGGAATAATGCCCATCGTCCATTCAATATTGCTTCCACAAAATCTTTAATAATTTCAAATATGACATTACGAAATGGGCAGTCAACCAATGGCGGTCTTATCTTTAACGGTTCAGGAACCCTGTCTGCGACGAACATGCGTTTTACTGGGATGAGTGGCGGTTCGGCAGTCTTCAATAACAACAACGGCTCTGTCTCTACTCTGACGAATACGACATTTGATTCCCTATATATAGGCATTGCTGGTGACTATGGCTCGACACCAACGACCTTAAGCATGGACGATACTTCGTACACAAACCGTACATATGTTTATGACTCAGTGTTTTCCGGTAACTCTTATGGTATTTCCGGGCAAAGATTTTTCAAGATAAACAACACACAATTTTCCAACAATACGGTCACTGCGGCTTCTCTGAACGGCCTCAATCGTCAGCAAGTAACCAACTCAGTATTTACATCAAACAATACTGCCTTATATTTCTCTTCCTATATCCCAACAAGTTGGGCAGTGGGTGCTGGCAATCAAATGGTTTCAGGAAATACATTCAATGGCAATACCACCGCTATTAACTTTGCAAACAGATGGAATAACGGTGCCACGGAATACAACGGTGTAAACGCAAACTCGTTCTCCACTGCTTCAGGTAATACATTTGGTGCTAGTGCTCCAAATACAGCAGTGTTCTCTGGTTCTGGATACGTGGATTCTGGCAATACAATCGTTGCTCCGTATCTCAATCCAGTAACAAGTCTCACGGCTATTGCAAACGCAGATGGAAGCGTTGACCTTGACTGGGATGCATCAGCGGCAAGCAATACTGCCACCTACGCCTACTCGGTTAGTTTTTACGACCTTGACGAAATTGGCGGAACCACCTCGGGCGGCTGGGGTGTGTGGACTAATCAAGGAACCACCTATTCATTAAGCACTGAAATGTTTTCTGGCAGCAATCCTGTCACGACTGGGTACGGACCAGTTCGCTTTGGTATCAAAGCAGGAAATCAAAGTTGTTTTTCTAACGAAGGAGTAGGGCCGTGTGTCTATGGACCCGAAATAACCGTTGATGCAACTGTTCTTGACCCAACCCCGCCGACCACAACTACAACTACAACTACAACTACAACTACAACTATTCCGCCTACTACCACGACAACCACAGAAGTACCAACAACCACAACAACAGAGGTCCCTACAACGACGACTGAAGCACCAGAAACTTTACCTCCAGATACAGAGCCAGAAGATACAATAGTAACAACACCAAATACAACCGATGGAGGTCCTGATGGAGGAACCGGAAGTCCGCCCGACACAACGTCACCCGAAACAACCGTACCTGAATCAGCCCCAGAAGAAGAAACGACAACTACAACACCGGAATTACCGGTAGAAGAAACGCCGACAGCCGAAGAGGTTGTTGGAGACATTCTTTCAGGAGATTTGTCTCCCGAAGAACTAGGAAATGCTGTTGGTGATGCTTTAAGCAATACTGACTCTGAAGAAGAATTAGTAAGCGTTGCTGGTGCATTATTGGCATCGGATTTAAGTTCTGAAGAATTCGCTTCTGTCGTTGCTGAAGTATTCAGTCAAGATTTATCAGACGATGCGTTAACTGAACTCGTTGACCAAGTTTTTAGTCAAGATTTGTCCGACCAAGAAATAGCCGCTGTCGCAGACCAAGTTTTCACGGCGGATATTAGTGATGAAGCATTCACTGAAGTTCTCAATACTGTTTTTGAAGAGCCATTAAGTGACGACGTATTCAATTCTGTCATTGACGCTATTTTGGATGAGCCAATTTCGGACGCTGCGTTCGATGAGTTGGTTGATGTCTTGGGTGGCGATAGCGTTACCGAGGAGCAGGTTCAATCAGCCGTTACCTCAATTATTGACAACGGAATTACGGAATCTCAGGCTGTAAGTATCGCTACGAGTGGAGAAGTTCTTGAATCCGTTACAGGTGACCAGGCTTCGGAAATTTTTGCTGAAGTTCCTATTTCTGAAATTACCGACGAAGAAGCGGCAGCACTCGTTGAGGCGGTGCAGGATGCTCCAACCGAAGTTAAGGCTGCTTTTGAGAGTGAAATTGACATTTTTTCTGCAGGCAACGTAGATACCTACGTCCCCATTGGGTCAAGCGTCCCCGTCAGTACCCGTCGTGTCATTATCGCTGCTGCTGGCTTAACAATGACAATGCTACCCCAGCCCGCACCACCAGCACCCGCCCCTTCAAGTGGTGGCCCTGTCGCCGCAACTGATAATAAAAACAAAAATACTGGAAAGAGGAAATAATGAAAAAATACTTTAAAAAATTACTAGATATTCTTGATGGCCTAAACTGGACAGTGGCAGGAACAATTCTTGTTCTTATCACACTCAGCGGACCAACAAAATCTCAAGGAATTCAGATATTTGTATTCGCTTTATTACTACATCTGCTCATCGCAGTCATCAAACCATCTGACGAATAGGCATAAATCCTGTACAATATACTTCTATAACTTTAGTATCTTAGGAGATTTTCATGAGTCAATATCCTTTCATTAAACTCGTAGTACCAGCGGCGCTCAAAGCGCACAAAAATGGTCAATTACCTGATTCTTTATTGGCATCAGTTAAGACCGGCGGAAGAATGCATACTCCAGTGGCGCAGCAGTTTAATAAAATGTATGATGCTGCCCTCGCTGCTGGATTCAAACTCAAGAATGTCGGTGACTATCGCTCCTTTGCAAGTCAATTAGCGATGTTCCGTGACCGCTATGTCCTTGAAAACACCGGCACTGGCGTAACCCGAAACTTCGAAGGCAAGACTTGGTACCTCAAGAAGGGTAAGGCCCCTTCTGCCACCCCAGACCCAACTGGTCTTAAGGGCTCCAATCATGGCTGGGGACTCGCAATTGACCTTGGTTATGACGCCAACGGCAGACTCACCTCAATGGGTGGAGAGTGCTTTAAATGGATGTGCGCCAATGCCCCTAAGTATGGTTTTTATCTACAGGGTTCAGATTCATCTTCTAAAGAATTTGAAGCGTGGCACTGGCAGTACTGTCTCGGCGATTCTGCACCCAATGCCTCTGCCCCAGTTGCCTCCAGCGACACTCTGAAGCCCTCTGGAGGCTCTGTAGAGGCTGGCCCTATGAAGTTTGACTATCCTGGCACCCCCGTGGGTCTTGGGTCAAATGGAATGCCTGCGATATTAGTCCAATCTGTCATCGGAGGAAAAACCGATGGTGACTTTGGGGCCAAGTCCGTTGAGGCGTTGAAGGCATGGCAAAAGGCTAATGGCTTGGCTACCGACGGTTCTGTTGGCCCTGTCACATGGAAGAAAATGTTCGGCTGACACCAACAGAAAAAGGTGCCATGAAAATTAATAAACTAATAATCGGGTTATTTTTGCTGTTTGCCCCCTCTCTTGCTTCTTGTGGGGATGGAGTCTACAGATATTCATGCCAAGACCCCGCAAACTGGGAGAACGAAGAATGCAATCCGCCTATTTGTGAAGTAAATGGCTCGTGCTGGTTCACGCTTATCGGAAAAGGAAGTCAGCCATGAGTAAGAAACGCTATACAGCAGACGAGTTAGACGCTCGCCTGAAATTTGTTATTGGTTGCGTCCTTGGAGGGGTGCTTCTTGTTACGACAGGGGCAATCCTGTATGCGCTCGTGTTCGTCACTCAACCCATCGGCGTTCAGGCAGAGAACGACAAAATGTTTTTTAGCGTTTTATCAAGCGTTGCCACGTTCATTACCGGAACCCTTGCTGGATTAATGATTTCCAATTCACGCAAAGGCAATAACGACACGGATTCGGAAATCTGATGGAGGCCGTCATTGTTGCAGTCATTGGTGGAGTGTTTGCTATTTTGACGGTGATTATTCAGAAGGGTCGCAAAGAGAACAAGGATGACCACAACCTCGTCGTACAGTCATTGAATCGCATTGAGATTAAAATTGATGGTCATATCAACGACCACGCAAAAGGTGAATTTGAAGAATAAAAACAATTATTAGGGATAAAAATCATGAAAACTCTTGCATTTCGTATTTTGGCAACATTTGCAGCCTCAGGGCTTGGTGTTATTGGGGCTGGCGCTATCGCCAATATCCCCCTATGGAAGGCAGCCTTCATGGCTGGCGTCGCCGGAGTGGCACAAGTTGTCGAAGGGTTGTCCCGGGCGTACCTAGATGACGGTAAACTATCTGTAGCGGAAATAAACTCCGTGTTCAATAAAGTTGACAGAGCCGATAGCGAATAGTAGGCTCATGTTGAGGATGCCTGCTTAAAAACGTAGGCAAAAAATATAAATCTCAACAAAGGCCAATATGTCCACACTCATCAATGACAGCGAAATGCTATGGCATAACGATGGCCACAAACTATTTCTTCAAATCAACAAATCTGAATTAGAAATAATCGATGTCTACTGCCCCAATACAGCCGGTGGAGAATGCAGGCATGAACGCTATGGATGTGTCGTTGAGTTCTTCGTAACACGTTTTGGTTTGGATTGCAACGTGGGCGTATGCCCAGCAAAAGAGTTTTTAACTATCTGCTGGTCGCTTGTCGGGGATAAGTACGACATCGAAGCAGCGCAACTATGGTTCGTCCCACTGGATGACGACATGTTTCGTGCCTGGCTCGTTAGTAAAAATACTCACGACAAGGAAGACTTGGAAAATCCTGACTTAGATTGAGGTAGCGGGTACGACTTGTCATATGTACAACTAGCGTATTTGTATATTGTATCTTTTCCAAATTGAGTAATCACATAAGTGCCATTATCCATATCACGCAAACATCCGTGTCGAGCAAGTAATTTCGCTGAACGCACTACGCGTGACTCCCCGTCAAAAGTTCCCAATATCTTGAGCACTTCGCCAGGAGCAAATGGGCGATTGAATACTTTTGCTAAACCCAATAAATCATGGGTTGGTGAATCTTTTTTGAACATCATTCTGAAAAATCTCTTTCATCATCTTGAAATCATTGTGTAATTCAATAATTTCCCAATTAATGGAATACTCATTTTTTCTTCCATTTTTAACACTTTCTACGATACCGGCATTTACCAAATTTGCAACCGCTTTTTCAATTGCTGCCTCGGAAACATTGAAAAGTATTGACATTGTTATCTGCGTAATTTTTGGGTTTACCATCATCATGAAGAAGACACGACCTGTTGTACTAAGCAACGCCGGTTTTGCTTGAGGTTCATCGGTATCCCACATACTTAACATTTTGTCCATATCCATTACATGTCTCCATGGTATTGCTAGTGTTCTGGGAGACCAGGCTACACCAAAATTGAGAGGGTGCGTAGAATGCTTAAAGATGCATTAAATGAATTGCTAGAAAAACAAGCATTTACTTGCAAGTTTAATTCCATGCTCAAGGCATTGGACAGTGAGAGTCAAGGAGTGTTGATTTCATTAATCAAAAATGAAGATATCTCCAGTCGCTCTATTCATTCAGTACTAGAATCAGAAAATATCGAAATTGGAAGAAGTTCAATTGAAGATGCACGTAAGTGTCTTTTAAAAAAGAAGACATGTAAATGTGCCGACATGCAGGAGATTATCAACAAATGAGCAACCTTTCAAGTAAGTTGACAGAGGTAGAGTCAGTCTCGAAAAATACCAAGACGCTTGGCGCGATTGCCGACTTACTTGCATCGAAAAATATTGACATCAGTGAAGTTGGAGATATTACAAGAATTTCCATCTATCAGTCAATGCTCAAGGACGACAACGGCGACCCTCAAATAGTTGACCTCGCAGCAATCCAGATTTCACCCAAATGGGAAACTGGACCAGAGTGGCCCGTAGTTCAACGCGGACCAGAAATCAAACTACCCAAAAATACTTCCGCACCTAAAAAGGCTGAAACTTTTAAGACATGTGTTGTCGTCCCTGACATTCAATTTGGGTATTTCAGAAATCGTGATGGGGATTTGGAGCCAACGCATGACGAAGATGCTATTAGTGTTGCGCTCAACGTCATCAAGCACTTAAAGCCAGAACTTATCGTTTGTGTTGGTGACAACTTGGACCTACCAGAGATGGGTAAATATGTCACCTATCCAAGTTATGCCCTTACGACTCAGGCAACAATTGATAGGGCGACAACTTTCTGTGCGGAGATGCGTCACGCTTCACCGGATGCGCAAATTGTTTGGCTTGCAGGAAACCACGAAGAGCGTATGCCAAAATATCTTGTACAAAATGCTGGTGCAGCATATGGCTTGCGTAAAGGCAATATACCAGCATCATGGCCAGTCCTCAGTGTTCCCTATCTTTGCAGAATGGAAGATTTTGGCGTCGAATACCGTCCAGGATATCCCGCTTCAGATATCTGGGTAAACAAAAAACTGCGCATCATTCACGGCGACCGCGTAAAGAGTGGTGGCTCAACTGCTCATGTGTATCTCAACGCTGAAAAAAGTAGTGTTATTTATGGTCACATCCATCGTGTTGAGATGGCTTTCAAAACTCGCGAAGATTGGGATGGCCCAAGAACTATCATGGCAGCATCACCTGGTTGCCTTGCGCGTATTGATGGAGCCATTCCAAGCACGCGAGGCGGAGTTGACCTCGATGGTCGTCCATTGGTGCGCTACGAGAACTGGCAACAGGGTCTTGGCATAGTGATGTACGAAGACGATGGTGACCATAAGTTCTCATATGAGTGCATGGCTATTTATTCTGGCTGGGGAATGTTTCGTGGCAAAGAATTTATTTCTGAGCGAATCTCGAATACTCCCGCTCCTGTTCAAGAAAAAAAAGTTAAGGCTACTCAAAAGAAAAGCGACTAAAGATATGACAACCATCGTAGGCATTCAGGGTGACGGATTTTCTGTCATGTGCGCTGATAGCCGTATTCTCAGCGTAGATGGAGATGGTTTTTCAACAAATATTCAAACACTTGCTTTAAGTATGTCCAAAATTGCCAATGTTGGACCCTACCTCATAGGTGTTGCAGGTGATGTTAGGGCAATTAATTTAGTTAGCCACGCCCTCACTCCCCCTCAACCTCCAGCAGGAATGAAAGGGAAGAAACTTGATGAATTCATAACTGTTAAATTCATCCCCGCACTTAGAGAATGCTTTGACGTTAATGGCTATTCAGCGCCTTCTAAAGATTCATCTCAGCATGTGGCCGAGCATGGTTCCGTTTTATTGATATCTGTCAATAGGACGATATATCAAATTGATAACGATTACGCCTGGGCAACAGATTCGAGCGGTGTCTACGCAATCGGTTCTGGGGCACCATACGCAATAGGGGCTCTCAGTATTCTTTGCCCTAAGACGCCCACAATCTCTCAGGCTAAACGTTACGTTATGAAGGCTCTTGCGACAGCCTCTAGGTTCGACCCTCATAGCGGACACCCATACAATGTCGTTTCTCAAGACGCCAATTCAACACAAAGTAGGAAATCCAGAAATGAAACCAGAAATACCAGTAGAAAATAAATCAGATTATGCATGGATGGACAATGCTGCCTGTAGAGGTCAAACGTATCTCATGTTTCCCAAGGAACATAAAGACATCACATACATTGTTGCCGCTAGAGCACTCTGCGCAGATTGTCCAGTAAGGCCTGCCTGTCTCGAATATGCTCTAGAATTCCCTACCGTAGACATGCATGGAGTGTGGGCTGGGCTTACTAGTCGTCAGTTGGCAGCGGAACAACGTCGACGCAATATCGCACCTCTTAGACCCACCTTAGCCCAAATGTGGGGAGGGTAGTACTTTATTTATTTCGACGTTGCCATTCGTCTAATGTTACTTCTTCTGGCGCTTTCCCACATTCGTATTTTGCTTGCTCGCTACTTGCGATAATTTCGCAAACCCTACATTCGGATACTTTTCCTAGACCTTTGTAGCCAAATCTTTCCGCTAAGTCAACAACGCGCCAAATATGTGAATCAAAATTCTCATTCATTTGTTCTGCTGTTCCATTAAATGGCGGGCAGAAATAAATAAACTTTTGCCAGAACCTAGACATCATTAACCAATATCGGTTTCGTCTTCTGAATCAATTCCTGCATTAAACTCTGAATCTTTTATCGCTATTTCATCAGCAATAATATTTGCATACTTCTTTCTTAGACGCCAAATTTTTTTATTCAATTCATTTAACGAATCCGTACTGCGGGCTTTGTTGACGATTTTCTCATCATAGATTCCATGACGCTTAAACATTGCATTATTAAAATCTGATGATTCAAAAATAATGTCCGAAATCCACCCTGCCTTGATGTCAATCTGCATCATGAGTTCACAAAGTCCCTCTGGTCCAAATTCGTCAAGTATTCTGCCTACAATAACGCCACACAAATGGTTGCGGTACAATGTCTCCGCATTCCTATTTTGACTAATGAAATCACCCAAAAAGTTGAGTAAATCTGCACGAGAAAATTCGTTATCTTCATCTTCTGGGTACATGATAAATCACCCTTCTATTGGGGGCCTGGAAGGCTCTATACCATTGTGTCACGAATATCAACGAACCAATGAAAGAATAGAATCTTGGGTTTCTTGCTTCTTTTTTGATACCCATGAGGTCGGGTCCATTGAAGAACTGGCTCTGTCGTCTGCTTTGGCATCCCTGTAGTGGTCAAAGTATTCAACAACAGAGTTATATACGGCCCATCCATTAAAACCGACGGCACCAGAGTTTTTGTCCGACAAATACATCGAGCGGATTAAGTCATTAATTTCTTCCCTGTTAATACGTTGCCGTTCGCTTTCATCACGTTTTTTAGGGAATACGCTATTGATAACAGAATCAAACTTTAACGACCCAGCAGGAATGGGGATAGACAGCATTTTTTCTGCAGTCATCACAAAGTCTTCTGCCCATTCTGTAGAAAAATTCAGCACACTTTTTGCTTCATTAATTGCAAAATCCTGATTGCGGGTATGTCGAGTTGTGAATACTTTAAGAGAAGCCTTCATGCCAGCAGTGATGGTATTTTTACATACTGCACGAATAGAGGTGTTTGCATATGTAATTGGTGTCTTCCCATCGTGTCCATTACGAACCAGCAGGAAACGTTCAATTTTGTCGTTCACGCCTTTCGGGTCAACAATCAGTGCCCCAAGGTCGATGGATGCAAAGAACTCTCTTCCTCCATTAAGCACGCCACATGTGTCGACTACAGCATCTTTATCTGCAGCGCCGACTATCTGTAGAGCCCTAGTGAGACAGTCCTTATTTTGTTGAACAACGTATCGTGTTCCTACCGTAGACAATGCGTCGTAAGTTCCGTCATAGTTGATTCGTACGGTGGCGCGACTGTCTTCGATAATTAAGGGTTTTCCATCAACGCCAAGAATAACTTGCCCATCGATATCTACCGCAGCAACTCCAGCAATGACTACATTATAATCTGCCTCTGCAGCACGCAGCATTTCTTCTACTGTACTGAGGCCGTTCATCGCTGTACCGAGGCGATGCCAAGGTATCTCGTGGTCGGCATAAGCCATACGAATTTTTCCGCTTTTTGTTGAATCTAAGTCATGTGGCATGTGTACTCCTTTTGGATAAATCCAATAGAGATATGCTACAGCATCAGATTACTTGGAGCAACTCATCAATATGTTTATTGATTATTTATATTATCTTCAGCAATATCTTCTTTATTTTTTAAGAGAATCCACTGCTTTTTGTAGAATTTTGCTTCTTCTTCGGCGTCCCATAGATGTGGTGCTGTGGCGAGGCGGAAAGTAACATAACCAATAAGAATTCCTGCTAAAAAAAATAATAGGCACATGGCGCACCTACCTCTCTATGTTTGATAGCCGTCTATATAGTTATGTATTGCTTCCTCAACATATTTCTTGACGGCGGAGTTGATAACCTGGGATGCCAGGGGCTCCTCAATAATACATACCAATTCACCCGAGTCAGATAATATTGTAATATTATTTTTTAATTCGTCTATAATATCCTTAATAAACTCTGCAGTTAAAGATATGCGAATAGGTATTCCATTTTCCTCAGCAGCATTATGTGTGGACAATAATGTTTCCAGAATTTCCAAAACCGTAGAATCATCATGCTCATTCTCTACACTACTCATTTGCGTATATCTCTTGTATCTATGTAGCCCAATTTATTTAAGGCGTTGTAAACGGCAGTGCGGCTAATAGCGAATTCTTCAGAAATGACAGGAACCGCATACCTCAAACTAAAAACACCCATTTCCAATAAACGACGGAAGGCATTTAGTCTCTCGGTATTATTCAAAGTATCTAAAGGCTTGCCCATCTCTTTTTCTAAGACATTGAGCACAGCATTCAATGCGTTGTCAATAGAGTGAACCTCTTCGCCAAAAATGTTGATTACCTTATTGTTGCTCATCCCAGTCCTTACTGTACATAATCTGACTTAAATCTGAAGATATTATTCTTAACCCCAACGTTGGCGTCTCGCCATTAGCATTGCCAATCATGTAGCCAGTAGATTTTGAGCCAGAGGCCATAATACTGGTCCCATTGTTCTCTTTAAACCAAGAGCGAAACTTGTTTAGCCGAGATGTTTCGAGTATTAGCGCACTGCGGAAAACACCCCCAGGGCTAAGTTTCAGATACATCCAGAACTTTGCTTGAGTGACATTGAGCCCTGATTTTGTCCAAACAAAAGAGCCATCTGGATTCGTTTTTCTGCCAAGACAATGCGCCAATTCAATAAATATATTCCCGTTGCCGAAAGCATCACTCTTGACTTCGACCCAACCATCCAGCATCGCTTGAGCCAACATAGATGCATCGTCTTCCCCAACCTTGCCGAACTGTAGGTCAGTCTTAAAACTACCCTTAGAATCCCCACGAATATCAGCGTAAGGGTCATACCCTTCACTTTGAAACATCTTCCCCTCGTTTCCATGTTCCGTTATCTGGAAGAACAAAATCAGACGTTGAAGACCAATCGAATTTTGTTGCAACCATTAGGTCTTTCACCCATCCGCCCATAATCGACCAGTATGTTGCTGGTAAATCAACGTGAGCAATATACCAAGAATCTTTAGTTGGATTTTCTTTAGATATATATTTGATGGTCATCGACTAAAGATACCAACAAAATTAACATCCTGTCAAGTAGTCAAATGTTTTTATTTGGAAACCATGCACCAGGAGATGCGCGTAACCAGTTTCTCGCTATAGGCGAGTAATCAGAGTCTCCAGTTGCCGAGTGGGTTGGATGAAGTATCCAGTAACCGCTTAGCAACTTTGAGATTGCAGTCCACATTCAGAAGCACGCTCAGGTCGCCCCTCCTGCTGTCACACGACTCCGCCGTCACCGTTTTCCATGACGAGTTGATTTGTACGAGTCCGTGGTCGCTGCTCCCGTTAGCGTTGAGCGTCCAGTTCTCTGCTTTCGGATTACAACGAGACTCACGCCACGAAATATACGAAAAAATCTCTACAGGAAGACCGTATTTAGCAAACTTCGCTTCGTATTGCGGGCATCGTTTTGTCGCATCGGCGGGTATTTGAGCGACATCGCCGTTCCACTCAACAGACTTGTAGCCGTTTTTAGATTTATTGTTACTTACCGCAACGGGTTGGATTGTTGTGCTTGGCGCAACGAGTTGGATTGTTGTACTCGGTGGTTCAGGTACGACGGTTGCTTGTTGAGGCCAAGTTAGCAGGTAGTCGTTTTCTGTCATACTGATTACTTCGGTATTTACTACTGCTTTATCCCCGTCAGTACCGCAGGTGGCTACAGCCACAACCAATACTACGAGAAAAATGCCAATTAACCATCTTTGTAATAGTCTCATTTTATTTCCCCTCACTTGCATTTCCGTGACCAAGGGATGAATCCACAGCCCTTGTGGTCGTCGTACCATCTGTACATTTCCCAGGCCCACGCAAAGTTATAGTGCGGGTCGTTGACTACTTCCCAAGTGCCGTACTTTGCTTCAATATCATCAAGCCAAATTTGGTTGATTTGAAGCGGTCCTCGGTCGTGACCATTCCACTGAGGGTGACCCTCAATCACATTCTGACAACGAGACTCAGACCACACTTCACGGAGAAGTTCGGGAAGTAGGCGCCAAGGCCATCCAGCATCAAGTGCCGTTTGAGTCCATTCTTGGCATGGGACCTCAGGAGGGAGCGTCGGTAGAGAAAAGCCTTCAGGGAGCGTTACTACAGTAGTTGTAGTGGTTGGAGCGACAGTTGTTGGAGGTGTCGTTGTTGAAACGGCATATCCAGTAAGTGTCGTAGAGACAGCGCTTAGTTCTTCCTTTCCTTGAGCATTAACCCCCACTGCAAGAGCGAGAAGTATGACGGGTATTGAAAATAGAAGTCTTAGCGGATGATTCATTTGTCTCCTGTGTTTGGTGGATACGGCTAGAGACTGTGTCTCCGTGTGGCAAACACTAGCAGGTGCGCCATCTAAATATTACCATTTGATTACAGTCTGTCAACTACTTGACGAAAATTAATAAAAAAAACACTCTCTGAGCAGGTATTACTATTTAAAATTTTTTAAAAAATATCCTCAGGATTCTGAAATCTTCCATCAACTGTAAACAAGTTATCTTGAAATTCCACTACTTCTAAATCTAAAACTTCAATTAAAAAGTCAGCAAAATCTTCACATGTTTTGATGGCTATCTCTTTTTCCTTTTCAGACATCTCGGCTCCATTGCCACCGTAGACATAGAGTGAATCACGAATAACGTTTGATATTTTCAACATTATTTCAGAATCTGTAGCCATGCGGATACCATATCGCACTAATGTCGAGCCAGCAACTTGCTGAGTAAATAATTTTTTAAATATCCTCATATGACTTGCATCACAAGAAACCCTCTGATAAGTTCATCCTTAACAAATTGGGGCTTACCCCAGAAACGAGGAAAAAATGAGTCAGTCACCAGCGACCATTATTGGGAACATCACCGATGACCCGAAATTGTCATTTACAGCAGACGGAAAGCCAAGATTAGCATTTGGTGTTGCCGTCAACCATTACTGGACCGACCAGTCCGGTGAAAAGCAAGAAAAGACATCCTACTTCAATGTCATTGCATGGCGTTATGTTGCAGAAGATTCTGCCAGCGTTCTTGAAAAGGGTGTGGGTGTAATGATTTCAGGACGCCTTGAACAGCGTTCATGGGAAGCAGATGATGGTACCAAGCGTTATACGGTAGAACTCATCGCAGACCATATTGGCGTACTCACACGTTCAATCGAAACATTCGAACGTAAGCGTCGTGGTAACGCCGAGGGTGGAGCATCACCTGCCAAGAAAGCAACTTCACCACGTCAAACACGTCCAACACTTCAGTCAGTCCCACAAATCACTGAAAATGAGGAGCCCTTCTGATGGATGAATCAGCACGAGGTCGGGGTCGTCCCCGCATTAATCCAGAAGAGTCATCGCGTCGCGTTACTCTCACATTTCCACAATCTCTCATTGAACAATTGAGCAACGAAGCCCGCACTCGTGGTGTTTCATTCGCTGCATTGGTTCGCGAAAAGATTGCTTCATAATTCAAACTGTCGATAAATAATCCTTGAGAGATTATTCGACCATAATATTCACCGCACATATTCCGGTGATTCAGGTTTGGAAACTTAACAGTAACCAACTACGGAAAACCTGAGCAATGAGCCCGCCCCTTAAAATGGGCGGGTTTTTTGTTGCACATGTTGTTAGTTTGTATCGTCTATTCTTTGCAGTATGGTTGAGCGACGACAAGCACCAAAACAAAAAATCCTATCTATTAATCGCGTAGGTGCTTGGGGAAAAGTTCGTTACGAACACAAACTCGATTGTGGACATTCTGAAATTCTCCCACGCGCTTCTAGTGCAAAAAAAATTGCGTGTACTTGGTGCGTGAAGGCTAAAGAAAAAGAAGAAGAACTTCGCCAATTAGTATCGCCACAAAAAAATTCCTTACAGATACTTGACATGGAAGAATTCATGAGTCAAGATGAGGTAGAAGTAAACAGGACTCGCGCTTCTATTGCTGCAATGTTGCAAATTCCAGTAGATGCCGTTAGTATTGTTTCAACAGACGCAGGAGGACGTCTTGTCATTAAGTCAGCGTACATATTTTTATCATCAGGCGACATAAATCGGATTTTAACAAAAGGGGAACAGTAATGAATAGCGCACACCCACCGCTTGACGGTGCATGCAAGGGCAAACCAAGTGAATGGTGGTATCCGAATCTTTCGAATCATTCAACGCCACGTCAACGTAGTGAGACACGTGAACAAATAAAATTGGCGGTAGGAATTTGCAAGTTATGTGACAAGCGAATTGAATGCCTCAATTACGCAATCGAATGGGAACCGTTTGGTATTTGGGGTGGGGAGACAGAGGGAGCGCGAGAACGCATGCGTAGGAATTTGGGATTAAGAATTTTGCGGCCAACCCTTCATGAGATTGTGGGGTATCCAGAACGTGGAAACTCATACGAGTGAACTTCTCTCACGTCTTGACGGCATAGTTAAAACTGCCAATGGGTGGGATGCACGTTGCCCATGTCGAAACGATGACAGCAATCCATCATTATCTATTCACGAAAAACAGGATGGAGCACTGCTTCTTCATTGTCATCGTGGGGGCGGATGTTCTGTACCAGAAATTGTGCAAGCGGTAGGGCTTCTTATGAAAGACTTGCTTCCTCCAAAGGACAGAAACACTTCTTTTGATTCTTACGAGCCAAGGCCTTTTGAGAAAAAAGTTTCTGTGCCAAAAGTTTCAAAAGTAAAACTTCAAGTAGTCGCCACCTACGATTATGTTTCTGAATCAGGGGAATTACTGTTTCAAAAGGTTCGTTACGTTGACGAGGATGGTAAGAAAACTTTCCGTCAACGTAAACCAGACGGCAATGGTGGCTACACCTATTCTCTTGGAGATACGCCAAAAGTTCTGTACAAGTTGCCTCAGATTATGGCAGCGAAAAGCAAAAACGAATCAATTTTTGTCGTTGAAGGTGAAAAGGATGTCAATACCCTCATTGCTTTAGAAGCCTGCGCTACGACGATGCCCGGTGGCGCTGGCAAGTGGCTGCAAATCCACACAGACGCCCTTGCTGGTGCGACGGTTGACGTCATTGCTGACAATGATGAGCCAGGTCGCAAACATGCCGTTCTAGTGATGGAAGCACTGCGTGGTGCTGGCTGTGATGTTCAGGGCTGGATTTGTCCGACAGGGAAAGATATTACTGATTTCATCACTGCGGGTGGTTCCACTTCTGAATTAGTACCTTTTGAGCCTAATGATTCAGACAATTTGCCGTTGACTGATGCGTCCGTCGACGATTCTGCCAATGATGAAAGTAATCAAGAAGAATTTGAGGAAATACCTCAAACACAAACTGAAGTAGCAATTTCAAAACTGCGTGATTTATTAGAAAATACCAAACTGACTCCGACAGCACTCATTAATCGTGCTTCATTGCTCGTATCATCCGCACTATCTACTTCTCTCGTTACGGAGGGTCGTCTTGTTAATTGGCAAGATTTTGTTGGAGAATCAGATGATGATACTTATGATTGGCTAATACCCGGCTTATTAGAGCGCAGAGAGCGAGTTATCGTTGTTGCTGCAGAGGGGGTGGGCAAGCGTGCTACAATAGATAGCGTGATACCTACTCCTTCGGGCTGGACAACTCTTGGCGAAATAAGCGTTGGGGATATAGTCATTGACCGTTTTGGTAATCCAGTCAGTGTCACTTATGTCAGTCCAATAGAACCAAACCCCGACGCATACAGAGTGAGTTTCTCTGATGGCAACTACATTGACGCCGACGCCGAACATCAGTGGTATACGGAGACTTTGAACGAACGCGAAAAACGCAAGGTTGGCAAAGTTCGTACTACGGCAGAAATCCGAGACACGCTCATCTCTGGCAGACAGACGAAAGCGCTCAATCACGCCATCCCAACGACCAAACCCCTCAATCTCCCCGAAGCAAATCTACCCATCCCTCCATACACACTTGGAGCATGGTTGGGCGACGGAACGACCAGAAACGGTTCCATTTGTTCTGAGGATAATGAAATACTTGAGGAAATTCGTAACGACGGATACGTTGTCCGCAAACGAGAATCAACCAAGAACATCTACGGAATACTCGGGCTGCAATCTCAACTAAAAGAACACGGACTGCACGGGAACAAACACATTCCCCCCATCTATTCACGAGCATCTTACGAACAGCGACTAGCCTTGGTGCAAGGTCTCATGGATACTGATGGGTATGTCGCCACCAGCGGCCTATGCGAGTTTTCTGTGAATCGTCAAGAACTAGCAAAAGGATTCTTGGACCTCATACAGACGCTTGGCATTAAAGCGACGATGCGTGAATCTGATTCAAAACTATATGGACGAGTCACTGGTACGAGGTACAGAATTTCCTTCAAGACTGATATCCCAGTTTGCAGACTAAAGCGTAAAGAAGAGAGACTCCCGAAGAAACTTGCCACTCCACGCTCCTTGTATCGCTACATAGTTTCAGTAGAGCCAATAACTCCAGTCCCAATGAGATGCATATCCGTTGATGGGCCCGACAATACCTATCTGATAGGTGGCGCATATATCCCAACACACAACACGATGCTTGCTCGTCAGGTTGCTATTACGACGGCATGGGGCGTACAGCCTTTCACTTTTAGTAAAATGAGACCAATTCGGACGCTGACTATTGACCTAGAAAACCCCGAGAGCATCATCCGTCGCTCGTCACGAAGCATCATGGGCGCTGCTGCTTCAATGAATTATTCAATGAATTGTCATGCCCACTTGGTCATTAAGCCAGATGGATTGAATTTACTGTCCCCATCTGACAGGCTTCTTCTTGAAATGTATATTGAGCAAGCACAACCTGACTTGCTTATTTTGGGCCCCCTTTATAAATCTTTTCTTGACCCAGGGAACAAGACATCGGAAGCGGTTACGATTGAAGTAGTCAAATACCTAGACACCTTGCGTATTGTCTATGATTGCGCCCTATGGTTGGAGCATCATGCTCCTCTTGGGGAGTCTCAGACTTCACGCAACTTACGTCCGTTTGGTTCGGCCGTTTGGTCACGTTGGCCAGAATTTGGCATATCGTTGCAGCCAGACCCCATGGCTGTGGGGGATTATGTATATGACGTAAAACATTTTCGTGGCGAACGCGACGAGAGGCAATGGCCTACGAAAATGCGACGCGGCAAAAAATGGCCGTTTGAGCCGATGGAATTTAAGGTGATTAAGCCATGAATGAAAACACACCTAGCGTAATGACTAAAGAGTTCTTGGCTGAACGCGATGCTCGTATTTTCAAAATGCGCCAAGCAGGTATTTCTGTAAGCGAAATATCAAAACGTTTTGGTGTTTCAATTTCTGTTGTGCAAAAAGCAGTAGAGCGTCAACTCCAAAAACTTAACAAAGAGACCCTCATGGCCTATCCTGAGGTGCTCAGAATGGAACTGGAGCGCCTAGACAACCTACAGGCGGCTATATGGCCCATGACGCAACATAGGAAGATACGAACCGATGATGGCACTGAGGTTCAAATTGAGCCTGACCTGAAGGCTATTCAGCAGGTATTGGCAATCATGGACAGGCGTTCAAAACTTCTTGGCATGGACCAGAATAATATCAACGTTCAAATGGAAGTCACTCAACCTGAGACCATCAAAGCAACTCTTGCCGGTATTCAATCGGCTGCAGCACTAGAAACATTTAATCCTGAAGCGGAGGCGCGTGCCCTTCTTGAACTTATGGGACGCTCTGGTATTTTGCCATCAGAAATTGTTAATCGGCTATTAACTCAAACTGGGGAAATTATCGATGCCGAGGTAATTCCTGCGATAGAGTTAAAGACGGAGGAAATAAACAATGAATGATGAAGACGATACATCTGTAGATAACCTAGAACAAGCAATGAATGCCATTGCTGATGTTATGGAGCATACGATTTCTACGCGCTTGGAAGGCGACACCCCAGCCGATAAGCAGGTCCTAATTAGGGCAACAGATATTGACAGGGAACGCTGGAAAAATGCTGCTCAAAAAGAGGGCAAGAGTCTTGCCCAATTCCTGAGGGAGACAATTAATGAGAAAGTTACAGAAATACTAGAATGTTCTCACCCAGCAGAACTGCGTCGCGTATATCCATGGGCACAAATTTGCACACGTTGTAAGCAGAGATTGTAAATACAATCACCATTTCCCAATTGGGCATGAGGAATTCTTTAGTTTTGTTTTAATTTTCATAAAACATCCGCATTGCTTGCATTGACGCGTTGGCTTGAATAAGTGTTCGCATTCCATGCAAATTTTCATTCTTTGCGCCGCTGAGAGTTCTTTATTTTCTTCAGACATTTTTTTCCTTCTTTTTCCACGGAGAAATATAGTTATCTTCTTTAGCATGTTCTTTTGTTGAATAATGCATTATCATGCGTTTTGCTGCATCATTAACTGACTCTCCAGATGGATAACCAGCATCCGACTCATTGATTTCGCATATTTTTTTATAAATACAAATATTTTGATTATCGTCATTAGGGGCAATTAAAAACAGTCCACATACTTTATCTAGAGAGTTCCAGCGGAATTCCCAAGACCTTCCAAGATAGAGAAATGTGGTCGCTATATGCGACTCGGTAAATTGAGGTTCAACAACATCTTCTGTACTCATGGTGCGGCAAAAAATCCAAACATGAAACAAGTGAGTGCAATTGTCACTGTTGCAAGAAGCCAAATAATTTTCTTTGCCATTTTCAATTTCCTTTTTTGTGCTACAAAAAGTTCCTTCATTTTTATTTCTTTATTTATTACATCTCCATCAAATATAATGTCAGGACATAATATTTCCTGCTGAATCATAACATCCATTAGTTCACCAACCACGATACTTATTTTTTTCACTTTGTTTGGTTTGTCAACGGTTTCAGAAGCAAGAGAAACAATATAATTTTCTAAAATTTCCAAGTACATATACGGATACTAATAAATAAAATTGCTTAGTTCAGTCATTTCTGAAAAATAAATGGAATATTAAACATCCCGCTATTGCTCCAGATATTTCCGGCCCATAACCCTTGTTGGACAAATGCCTAATACTGGCACTAATTGTTCTTTTACGTATCTTGATAGAAATTAAATCGTAGATAAGAATAAAACCCGCAACAGCAATTGGCCCAAACAGAATATCTGCGTCTTTTGTTCTAATTGTTTTCTTCATACTTTATGCCATATCAGCATTGCGTCTTTTTTCATGCAATCTCACAGCATCGCAAAAGGAACATGCTGTTGATGCACAATTTTTCCCATTATGCAAGATGCCCAATAGGTAAGAAAGGTTGTCGGAATGGTCAATTTCATCCGCATACTGGCGTTTTTCTTGAATCAAATTATCTTCCAACTCAAAGACACGTCGACGTAAGTCGGAAATTTGTTTCACCAGTTCGCTCATTCGTTGATTTCTTTCTTGCGATTAAAAGAATTTAACGCTTTTCTAATGCGAACACTTTCGTTAGTCATCACAAGGCTTCGGAGAATCTTCAAAGCCTGCTCTTCTGTTAACGAATCTGGCTCGGCACCAATAATTGCAGCAGCCTCGGCTATTGCGTCAATTTTCTTCTTCATAAAAAACCTCCATTTGATACACCATAGTACCAAATTGAAGTTTTAATTAAAGAAAACACCAATTATTGATTTTCAACGTTTTGATGAACGCTTAAAAACTCCAAATAGACGCTTCAAAATGCTCTTCTTGGCGTGCTTGGGCGTTGCTGCCAAAACTGCAGCCATAACGTCAATACCCGGAACCGAACCGGTAGCGTTTGTGGATGTCGAATTAGAAGGCATGGCAATCGGATTAATGCCTGGGGTGCTGACGCTGATTGTGAATCCTTTATCAGTGGCGGTTGTTTTTGCCGGGCTCTTTGACACTGGCTTGTTTTGGGGACGCCCTGGCTTACGTCGCTCCTGTGTTGTTCCGTCTTGAACAAGACCATCTTTATCGCCGTCTTTGGCATTACTCTTTAACTGCGCACTCTTTGCTGGCTTCCCAGTCTTCTTGGAGGCTTCACCTTTTGGTGCAACTTTCTTAGTCGCAGTGGCTACTTTTTTTGTTGCCACTTTCTTGGCGGGAACCGTATTCTTTTTTGCTGCCATTTTGTTCTCCATATTTTAAGGCCATGTATTTTCGGCGTTGCTTATATTAGTACCACATTTGTTTCATTGATGCAAGTATTTACCGACTAGTTTATAAAGATGGATGAATATACCGACTCAATGAGCAAAATAGCAATTTGCCTAACTGGTGCTCAATTGGCTAAAGATTTAATGGTTCAGGAGCACGGCATCGGCGAGGAACTAGCATTTAATTTCTTTGGGTGGAGAGAGAATAGCCTAGTGATGGTGGCCCAACTCAAGCGTGAGTATATGAACTTCCCTGTTGCCAAAAGGCTTGAGGCGTGCAAATTGCTCTGTTCGGCCATGACATCACACTGGGCGGTAGACGCAATAAGTTTTGTCGCTGAAGGGTTCGAAACTCTCAATAAAGAGAAACTAAATGGGCGCGAACTTAGACAGGCATTTATTGAAGATGAAAATCTAGTAAATGAATGCTTAACCGTCACTCATTGTCAAAAAAATGAAGTCAATGATGATATTGAGTTATATCTGGTCTCAACGCCATATAAATATTTGCTGGGGAGAGAGATAGAATGGGGAGATTCAATGGGTTACACGAGAGGGACAGAGACGGTTCTTCGCAATTCGCCGATACCAAAGTTGTTGATGGACGGACTCAGAGAAGAGATATTGGAAGCAGTCACCGATGAAGAATTTGACGAGACCATTACCACCTTGACGGCGTGCGGCTTCAATATCGAGGAAATGTAAGTACAAGCCCTCGTCGTCTACCGGTTAGGACTCGACTCTTATAAGGTCGCTAAGGTGGTTCAACTCCACCCGGGGGTACGACTGCTACAGTTGGTTATGGGATATTTTTTTGATTATTTAAATTATGGTAATTATAAAATAGAAGGCGTTTCTTTTTTGGAAGCCGACAGAAGCCCATGTCCTGTTTGTGGACACCCAACTGGGGATTGCGCTGGTGAAAAAGCGCCAATTCATGTAATAGGTTTTGAAGCATCGCAAGGAAAAAACACGCCCCTTTTTCATCTAGAAGAAGAAGTTTGGGAAGAAAAACAAATTACGCCATACACCAAGGCTCGCGTTCTGGTATACAAGAAGGGGGAAAACATTTCGATTGATGAAGCAAAAAGATTAGGTCTATTATAGACACTTTCTTTATTTGAAATTCATCTACAATGTTTTTCCTAGTTCAACTAAAACCAGAAAGAGAAACGCAATGAGCGCCATGATTACCGACGATTTTGTACACACCTATTCCTCACAGACACCTCCTTGGGGATTTAACGGAATGGGGGAAATTGTTTTTCTGCGCACATACAGTCGCAAGAAAGAAAACGGAGACAGCGAAACTTGGACAGACACACTTCAGCGAGTAATCAACGGCGCTATCGATATTGGGGTTCCGTACACGCAGGAAGAAGCAGAACGCCTTTTTGACCACATGTTCAACCTTCGTTGCTCTTTCTCGGGTCGCTCGTTGTGGCAACTTGGGACAACGTTGACAAAAGAGTTCTCAGGCACGAGTCTAAACAACTGTTATTTCACCAATATTGAGAAGATTGAAGACTTTGAACTTCTTTTTGATTACCTCATGCTTGGTGGTGGAGTCGGCTTCTCGGTTGAACGCTCAAAGATTCATGATTTGCCAAAAGTTAAAAGTGGAGTCACCGTAACTCACGAACGAACAAATGACGCAGATATCATCGTTCCCGACAGTCGTCAAGGATGGCGTCGCCTACTCCACTCAGTATTGAAGTCGTACTTTGAAACAGGTCGCTCATTCACATACTCAACGATTCTTGTTCGTGAATACGGCGCTCCGTTGAAGAAGTTTGGTGGAACCGCATCGGGTCCAGGCGCACTCATTGATGGCATCGTAGACATTTGTAAAGTTCTTGAAAATCGTGTAGGCAAGAAACTCCGCTCTATTGATGTTCTGGACATCTGCAACATCATTGGTCGTATTGTTGTTTCTGGTTCGTCGCGCCGTTCAGCACAGATTGCCATTGGCGACCCCGACGATGTTTTATTCCTTCGTGCAAAGAACTGGGGTTCAGGTAATGTCCCCGCTTGGAGAGCAAACAGCAACAACAGTATCTACGCAGATGGTTACGATGAAATCGCTGCAGAACTATGGAAGGGTTATGACGGTACCGGCGAACCTTACGGATTAGTTAATCGTAAACTTGCCCGCAAGTTCGGTCGTGTAGGACAACTAAAGCCAGACCCTACAATCGAAGGATTCAATCCTTGCGCTGAAATTGCTCTAGGTGATGGCGAATCATGCAATCTGTCAACGATTTTTCTTCCGAATATCAAATCTGCCGAGCAATTTAAGGACATTTCGTATTTGCTCTACAAGACTCAAAAGCAAATTACCCGCATGAATTACCCTTATGAGAAAACCACCAAGATTGTCCAAAAGAATTCTCGTTTAGGTCAGTCCATTACGGGAATCCTGCAGTGCTCAGAGGACCAGGTTTCGTGGTTGTCGGACGCCTACAATTACCTAGAGGCACTCGATGCTCAGTATTCAAAAGAAAATGGATTACCTGTTTCGGTTCGCCTGACAACCGTCCAGCCATCAGGGACACTTTCATTACTTCCTGGCGTGACCCCTGGTATTCACCCAGCATTTGCGCCATACTATATTCGTCGTGTCCGTTTTGGTTCATCTGACCCATTAGTCGATGCATGCCGTAAGCGTGGTTACAAGGTCTGCTACGACGTCGGGATTGATGGGCGCGAAGACCACACTCGCTTCGTTGTTGAGTTCCCCTGCGAGTCACCTGAGGGCTCTGTATTGGCGAGCAGTATGACTGCCGTAGCACAATTGGAGTGGGTGAAGAAGATGCAGACCGAATGGGCAGATAATGCTGTTTCGGTGACTGTCTATTATCGCAAGGAAGAACTTTCGGAAATCAAAGACTGGCTTTCAAAGAATTATGATAATTCCGTGAAGTCCGTATCTTTCTTACTTCATGCAGACCATAACTTCCCCCTACCTCCTTATGAAGAATGCACCAAAGAAGCCTATGAGAAGTCGTTGAACAAGATTGATTTCTCTATCCCACTGCATCGTCCAGCATTTGATGGTTTGGTTGAATTGGATGATTGTGCTACTGGTGCTTGCCCAATAAAATAACCCCATACAGGTACCTTCGGTACAGTAGGATGAGTTCATGTCTATAGTCCACGTGAATAGCAATACAATACGCTCAAATAGGAAAAGTCAAACAGAGGTCCCCCCTTTGAGCGTTCGCAAGACACGGAGTTCAAAAGCGGCCTATTGCAATCAGGTTGATATTTGCGATAGTCTTGGGAATGTCGTTGCTAGCGTTGTATACCAGCCAGAAACACCTCTATCATGTGGTGCGCAGGTTTGGATTGAAACCAAATTTCCAGTAATAATCGAGGGGAATAATAGTAATGAAATAACTTGAATTAATGGTTGCAAAAAATCGAGCCTACCGCTAGAGTGGTACCAGTGAATCAGGGGCGGAACATGAAGGTAGAATATAGAATGAGAACAAAGAGATTAGTTCAAGTATTTATACTGCCATTAATATTAATAATGTGCGCCATTATTACTGGTGGCAAAACCGCTCAAGCAAATATGAGCACAACCTATACTGGCTGTTCTCAATGGAGGATACCAATAAATCCATGGAATGGAAATCAAATACTTCCAAACTCTAGTCAGCGATATGCCAATTTAGGTGGCGTCGATATGAGTTGTGCTGATTTAAGTGGTATTGATTTTTATGGAGTGGTATTAGTTAATAATAGATTCGATAACTCTAATCTTTCTAATACTAATTGGGGTGGAACTTCTTATCGTGGAATTTATTTCCTTAACGTTGACGTTACTGGTTCTAATCTACTTTCTCACGGAACCTGGGACTTATCCTATGGTAAGTCTGTTTATATTCCGACGACGACTACAACAACCACTAGCACTACTACGACAACCACAACTACTCTTCCGCCCACGACAACAACCACGACCACTACTAGTACCGTTGCCCCTAGTATCAAAACCTGCATTTCGAGTGGTTACACATTTTGGACAACCCAATCGAATGGTCCATTTAATTCAGCCTATAAAAAAGTAGAAGAATCTAACTGGCTATCTATGTCAGATTTTCAAAGAAAGACAATGGCCCCCGTCTACATAATTACAAGCATGAGCACTGATTGTTCCATATTTAATTTTACTTCTTGTGGTTACGGAGGACCCTGCGCAGGAGAACCAACTACCACAACTACAACTGCTCCCTCTACAACTGCTCCCTCTACAACAACAACACTCCCACGTTGGAGAACTTATTGCATCCCCTACAACGCCTACACGTGGTATCAACAAACTCTCGATAGTTCATATCAGACCTATCCCGCTAGTGCGGTTCATCCTGTTCCTAATGGTGGTTGCTCTTCTCTTAATACAACTCCACAAACCACGACCACTACAGTCGCCCCTACTTGTCCACCAACAACCGACAAATTGCACATTTGGGAAAGTCTTGGAAAGGTAACTAATTATGGCGGACAGTATGACTCTGGAGGTTCGGGTTTTACAACAGACTACACCAGGCGTTGTACCGTTGGTCCAATTCAATCAGTACTTATTCGCACCAGTAATGGAACAACCTCTCAAACTTCCATAAATTTTGAAATATACTTTCCCAAAGAGACATCCAACTGTTGGGAAATTGCTCGTGTCAGCCAGTATGGACAGTCCGCGTGGAGCAATAAAGTTTGTTATAAAGCACCACGACAATGTCTGCCTAAAAAAGATAAATTAATTTCTTTTTGGTGGGGGCATGATAATGGGAATCCAGTGGAAGTGCAGTGGAGTAACAAGGGTGTCTACGGGTATGACTCTTCGCGAGAATGCAATGTTGGTGAATATAGAGGAGTACTAATCCGAACCAACAATGGTACAAAGACCAAATTGGGTAAGATTACTGACTTTGGACATATTTTTGAGCCAAACTCTTCAAACTGTTGGGAAATTGCTCTGGTTGCCGAATATGGACAATCTCCGTGGAGTAATAAGATTTGTCATACCTATGTCGCCCCACCACCAAAATCATGGGAATCTTATACAAGTAAAACCGTTTATAAAAAAACGGATATTCGTACTGGTGCAATTTGTAGTGACGGCTCGCGCTCAACAGCAACCGGCAGCGGTGCTTGTTCCTGGCATGGAGGTGTTGCCACTTGGTTAACACAAACACAAACAACAAGCAGTATCATTCAAACTCGAACAACTACTCCAAATACCGTATGGGGGAATACTGGATGGGGGAATACTGGAAACTGCTACGGATGTACATCCACCATTACAGGACGCCCAAAAACCAATCTAGTGAGTGGGTATTGGAGGGGTGGCACTTGGGTAAATAGTTATTGGAGAAGTTAAAAGAAATAATAATTGAGGAGAATAATAGTAATGAAATCACCCAAATGGTTCAATAAAGCATCTTGCAAGGGCCTTGACACTTCTTTGTTTTTTGGCGAAGGGCATGATGTTGGCGTCGCCACCGCCAAAGAAGTATGTGCCGATTGTCCCGTACGTATTGAATGTCTCGACTACGCCGTTGAATTAAAAGAGTACGACTTTGGTATATGGGGTGGAGTTGCGCCTCAGAATCGTCGCCCTGGAGTTATTGAAAAAACAAGAAAAAGAGTTCAGTACGAGATGCGACGTCAAGAAATTATCAATACCATGGATGGGGCAAATCTTCGTAATGCACTTGCTAAATTAGCAAAAAACAAATAGGAGAGAAAATTGAATCGTCGTAAATTTATAAGTTTTTCCAGTAGCGCATTAGTCGCTGCACCATTATTGACTATTTCGGAAATTTCTCGCTTTGGCAAAAAACCCATACCAGAAATTCCTGTCGGAAAACCTGGCCAAATTCTGACCAGTGAATCATGGAACGAAGTTGTGGATAGGCTAAACATCATCTCTGAACAAGTATTATGATATTTTGAGATTATGAAATATTCACGTCAAACCGACAATGTTCATCGTCCAAGTACCCTAAAGTTAATTGACGACCAAATAATTGCCGATTTTCCTTACGATGATAATTTAGTGGTTGAGATAAAGGCTATTGAGGGTGCAAAATGGGACAAGGTTTCCAAGGTTTGGCGCATACCCGCAGTAAATATGGGAATCATCCGCTCCTTTGGGTTAAAATATGATTTCAAAATCACTGATGAGATACTTGCTTTTGATATCCCTGCTCATAAAAATCCTGGTGGCGGCGTAACGATAGAAGGCAACTATCTGTTTCTTTCATTTAAATATGACCCAGTTATGGTTAGGTCCGTTAAGCAAATCGAGGGAATAACTTGGGACCCAAAAACCAAAGCATGGCGAGCCCCAGTATCTGCTTCTCAGACCGTTATTAAATGGGCAGAAACATTCAAACAAAACATCCCTCAGAACGTAAGAGATAGAGCAGAAAGAACACACAACGAACTTAGTGTGTTAAAAAATGCCAGTAGGGCCACCGATGCTGAAGTAGAAATTAAATCCCTGAACGGAACCCTGTTGCCGTATCAACGAGCAGGTGTTGCCTATGCAGCGAACTCACGAAGAGCATTTATTGCAGACGAAATGGGACTGGGGAAAACTCTGCAGGCAATGGCAACTTTGGAATATACCCATCAACACTATCTCGCCGGCGAAGGTTCACCATCATATCCAGCAGTTGTTGTTTGCCCACCAAACTTATCACTGAACTGGAAGAAAGAATACAATAAATTTTTTCCAAATCTCATCGTTGAAGCATGTCTCAATAGGAAACAAATACCGATGTACGGCACATATGACGTACTCATCATTGGATATAGCAACATTAACTTCTGGGAAAAAGAACTACTCAATCACAATAGTTACATTTTCGATGAATCTCACTACTGTAAATCGATGGATACTCAACGAACTCGTGCTGCTAAAAAGATGGTTAAGTCAGCACCTAAAAATGCAATAGTCCTATGCCTAACTGGAACGCCAGTAACTAATCGCCCTGCTGAATATGCACCACAACTTGAACTCATTGGGCAACTAGATAAGTTTGGGGGCCTCTGGGGCTTCTACAGGCGTTACTGCGGCGCCCATAAAGACAAGTGGGGACAATGGCATCTAGATGGGCATTCAAACCTAGAAGAACTCAACGAAAAATTACGTTCAACATGTTATATACGTAGAACCAAAGACCAAGTAATGCCAGACCTCCCTCCCGTTATTCATGACTCGCTTCTCATAGATGGTGATGCCACGTTTATGAAGGAATACGCAAAAGCAAAAGAAGACATTGTTGCCTATCTGGTTAACCGTGCAAAAATTATTGCAGAGGAACTAAACCTTCCTGTTGGTGCCAGCCAGATTGCAGCACAAATGCGGACAGAAGCAGCAGAACATCTTGCTCGGATTTCTGTTTTACGGAAAATTGCTGCAAAAGCAAAAATGCCTGTAGTGCATGAGTGGATTCAGGAAAGAATCAATGATGGCAAGAAGGTTGTTGTTGCTGCCCATCATCGTGAAATAGTCGATGAGATAGCGCGCAAATATGGTGGACTTAAAATACAGGGCGGAATGGACATCAATTCCGTTGAAGACGCCAAACATAAATTTCAGACACTTTCGTGCGAACAGGCACCAGTAATAGTGTTATCTATCCAGGCAGCAAAAACTGGACACACCTTGACCGCTGCTCAAAACGTGCTTTTTGTTGAATTACCATGGACTCCCGCAGACGTTGACCAGACATATTCGCGATGTCATCGCATAGGACAGAAGGGTTCGGTAACGGCAACATACATGATGACCAGCGGAACTATCGATGAGGATATTTACTCGCTTATCGAGAAAAAGAGGTCAATCCTTGATGTTGCCGTAGAAGGAGAAATGACATTTAATGATGTCAGCGCAGTTAATATTTTATTCAATTTGTTAAATTAAAGTATGTAAATTACATTTAATGGGTTGCAGCATCAAAATAGTGGTGCTAAAATAATAGTATGAAAGGAAACTTCCCCTGGTTTCCTCTTCAACGCGTCGAGCCCCTATCGGTCTGTTCCCCTCTCCGGTAGGGGCTCCGCACTACATTCACCTATTTTCGCAAATATTAAAAACCAAATCAGATACATCTAAATCTGTCGCAATAATTTCTGCTTCAAGCAAACTATCTCCAGGAATATTTATTGAACGAATATCGAATTCGCGCATTTTCTCTACAACATTTTCTAAACAATTTGCCTTATCGCCATTAACAGTAGCCATCAATTTGAGTTGATTTGTATTGAAAACAACAACCTCGGATTCGTTGAAATTATTTGTCGTTGCCATCATCTCAACAACCTGCATTACGTCAGGCCAGTAGTTTGCAGCGTAACTATTGCTTTTTCCTTGTTTATCAACAAAAATCAAGACTGCTTCAGCATTGTTTTCAAATATCGTTTTCCCTGAGACGTGTTCAATCGCCATTAAGTAACCCTCACATTACAAGTATCGCAAAACTCCATACCTTGGAATTCAACAATATTCATATCACATGAACGCTTGCCACAGGGCATCAAGACCGACTCGCCGCGAATATATGCTTCCAATTCTGTCCTAGTGTCAGGTATGGTGAATTGAGCGGAACCTGGGGCGGGTATGCCTCTTTCAGAGCGCATATGTTCCCAGACGCAATATAAGACATATTTAGATAATGGCATTCCATGTTTTTCAGCAGCATCAATGATTTCGTTTTTCATTGAACCTTTAACCCGCAAAACTATATTGAATAGACTATCTTTATGTTTTACTTTTCTTGCTTTATGACCCATCTCGTCCTAAGTCTTCATCTGTCAATGGAGCATCCAGGATTTCATCAGCGACATATGGTTTTACGTCTGACTCCACGATACCGACGTCAGTATAGGCGCTGTCTTTGTAATACTCAAGATGTGCAGAAAGAACCATACTTTCGTCCTTATCGTCATAGTCAACGATTGATGGATATGGGGAGACAGGTAGCCCCCAGCCACGCTTGGACAGCCAACGTTCCACCAATGGCGTTATAGCGGAATTCAAACCGTCTCTACTGCTATAAAGTTTCACACCGTCAGCACTTATTATCCAAGCCATTTTATAATCCCGCCAATACGCCTAAAACAAAATTCAAATACCGTTCATCAAATTCAGATAAAGCATCCCCTCTTACCAATAATGCTTCTATACCCATAGTCAAAAGTTCAAAATTTTCCTGAGGATATATTTTTGATATATAGGTTGAATCGCCATATTCGCCCATTAATTTGTAATCATAGGCCATTTCGGTACCAGTAGAATCAATTTTCACTTTCTTTGCAGTTGCGTCAGTCCAGCCAAAATCTAAACCTATTTTTCGGAAAAATATTGTTTGAGCATTAATGATTCCCGGCAAACCCTCTACGCCGTGTCCTATTTCGTGAGCCAAAACAGTAAATCCACGGGAGTCTATTGCCACGGCAGGTACCCTTCTGTTCTCGGCAAAATATCCACGCTTGCGCCATACTAGATTCATCTTTCCTTTTCCAAGAAGCCCAGCAATCCATTCTTCAGGAAAAATGCTACGTATTCGTTCAATCATTTCGCGAACTTCTTCTTGCACATATCCTTCTCCGCCAATAATTTCCCCAAAATACTCTTGAAATGAATCATTGGATTCTCCATAACCCGGACGAGTGGCCCTGAGAACATTCATTAGTGCTTGTACCCTGTCTTTTGATAATTGCTTACTTAATTTATTTCGACGTTCTTCTAGTTCTTGTGTTTCCTTACTCCGATACACCTCAGCCAATTTGTCTCGAAGAGATTCATATTCATTCAATATTTCTTCATCTAAATTAAATGGATTATAATAACTGCCATCATCACGCTTGAGAAATATTCTTTCTTTATCACCTGTATCGAGCCGTAATCTTGCATCTTTTATTTTATCTTTATATATACGCGTATAAGAAACACCTAATTTTCCATCATTTCCAATTTCAGGAATTTTAAAATCTTTTATATGCTTACTGCCGCGGCGTATACCGGGACCATATCCATTTGCTCTAAAACGCCAATACTGAAGAAGATAATCTTTTGCGTATTCAATATCTTCCGAATAAACCCTATCATCAAAAGTTGATATACCAGCATTATTAAGTTCAATAATTTTTCTAAGAGATGCTGCGTCTGGCCTTCCTCCAAACGCTTCATTTAATCTTATAATGCCTTCTCCAATAGGTTCCCTCTCAATGATGTCGGCTATTTTCCCAGCAAAAGATTTTCTAGCAACAAAAACCCCATCTTTGATGGTAAAAGACTTTATCAAATCTTCAATATCTTTTTGAGATTGAGGACTCAAATATGAAGCAGCATCACGAATTGCTAATATGCTGATTTTATTCATTAATTCATATTTTTTATTTGCAATATCATCTTTACCACTGTTCATATGAGTTAATTTTTCTTTAATCGATTTCAACTCCGCCAACAAACCACTATCAGAAATTCTTGATATTTCGCTTTCCCACTGATTCAAGACCCTTTCACCAGCCTCTAATAATGCAGACATAGAATCATTCATCTCATCATCATCAGGAGATGTCCAGTCAATGAAAGATGCTCCTTCCAAGGTATACCCAGGCTGAAATCGCCTCGGTATGTTAAAAGTTTTAAATTTATCCAACCTAGGACGCAAATCGCTTAAATCAACACGCAATTCTGGATTAACCACAACATCAGGGCGAGACTCTTCATATTTTTTCAAAGCATGTAGTCGTTTTGCACTCTCAGCAAATACAATTTGACGTTCGCCATACATCTTTCCGTAACCTATGAATTTTAAAAGATTTTCCACATCATCGGGAGTTATTTTTCTTTTTCCTCGCTTGATGTCTTCTTCGGTTAAAACTTGGTCCGCAAAATTTAAAGAATAAATAAGATTTTTCAAAGTATGTAAAAAAATTTCTTCCTCTACTTCTGGTTTCTTTTTCCTACCATAAAGTTGGCTAACTATTTTTTCAAAAGAATCTTTCCCATATCGCTCAACAATTGTCTCATATAATACGTGTTGTGGAATACTTCCAAATCGTCCCGATACCCTATCAATATTGGCTAATACGCTCTTAGTCCAATCGGAGACATCAGGTGCTTCTCCTTCTGTACCGTTGTAATATGTAACTTTTTTCTTTTTGCCAGTTCTTAGATTTTCTAAATCTCTGACAAAAGTAACTGAATCAAAATAGTTTTTTACCGTATATTCTTCGCCATCATCGCCTTCTTCTTCAAAACTAGTGGATGACAAGTTATTCAAACGACCAGGTTTAAATTTATTCTCGGGTCTTAGGATACCTAATGATGGACCAAATTTCCTATTTATCTTGACAGACGCACGTTTCTCGGGTGTGTCCAATTGTGAAACTGGAGGGAATGCTCGCTTAGAACGAGAACTACTAGCGTCATCATTGCCAGCAGATTTGGGTTTCTTTATCTTTGGGCTATATTTAGGAGACTTGCGACCAAGAGGGCCAACATCGTCAATAGGGTCATACCCCCACTCATGCCACGAATCACCCTCGGTGAAAATGTCTCCCGCACGAACACGGGCAGCCACTATTTTGTATTTGCCACCAAGTTGACTTTCGCCATGCTCAACAGCGTATTCAGGAATAATTGAAATCCATTCACCCTTGCTGACCGTTTCCGGAGAATCCAATGGAACCGCACGATAAACCCAAACTTTCTCATCTGGCTTACCTCTAAAAGCGAGAATTTTTCTGTAAGCCTTTGCGTCCATATCATCGCCAGAAACAGAATAAAAACGAAGCCCATCTGGACCGTAAACATCATTAGGGTAGATATGGGTCAAATCGCTCAACGGAGCCCCAGACTCCCTATCTGCAGGACGATGCAACATCTGATACGAATCATCATTTATTCTCTCAGATATTTTTTTCCGCTTAGGAGAAACAATTTCTCTCACTGCAGAGGATTCATCTTGCAAAGAAGAAATAATTGAATTAAACTTACTTTCATCAAATTCAATATCTGTATTCCCAGCACGACGTTGTCGTTCTATCTCTAGCGAGTCGCCCTCGATAAGTTTTGATAACTTGCCAGCCAAATTTGTTGGAACCAAAAACCTAGGAATAATAGGACGTTCCATGCCGGGAATTCCTTCAAAAACAATTCCATCATTGTCACCGTCAACACGTCCAGTGATGTCTACAAAAGACATTCCTTCTGGAGCGGAACGTAAACCCCCACCAATTTGCGGACCAACTTTAGGTCCCAATTCTTTTTGTTCCACTTCACCCATACCTCCACCCGTCAATTATGACACAACAAAAACGCCCTCAACTACCAACATCACGCTTAACCAGCATTGATATATATTCGGTGATTG